CTTTCTTGGACTGTACTTCCTGGATAAAAAGTAGTCTTCACTTGTGGTCAGTCTTTCGGGAAATCCGCCATATTCTTCAAATCGATCTCTACGTGTGAGCATAAATGCCCCGACTGCAAATGGAGAAACAAATTTTAATATATGATTGATACCATTAAAAATCATAAACCCAAGCATGGCTCGTTTGTCATTGTCATAACACTTGATGTTTAGTCCTATTAGATCTAAGTTCTTGGGTTCAATCTCACGAGCTGCATCACGAATAACGGTGTCATTAAATAAACGAACATCGGCATCAATGAATAAGATATACGGAGTAGTGGCCAATCGTGCTCCATTATTCTTAGCAATACTAACAGGACCGCCTTCAATGACTTCAACATTTAAGTTACCCTTCATAGCCTGAATAACTTCACGTGTACGATCTGTAGAACAATCGGCAATGATGATTCTGGTACTGCCTATCATTTGATTGCGTAGGTGTGTCAATAGATAGGGAATGTAGTTTTCCTCATTCTTACAAGGAATCACAATAGTGATTTTATCACTGAATATCATTGCTTCTTGCATGCGCCGTCTACCTTAAAATTCTTAAACTTTAATTCCCATTTCATCGAAACCAGTGCTCGCTCGCACTCCTGGAGGGTAGGAAATTCTATCATTACCTTTCCTGGCTGATCGTTTGGATTGTTTATGTTCATTGCTATTATTATTAGCATCCACATGGTCTTGCTCCTTGGTCCATGTAATTATCTCCCAACGTCCGTCGTGATGTTCAACTAATGCTGTGCAGGATTCAACCCAGTCGCCGTCGTTCATGTATCGAACACCATCTATGTCTTTGATTTCAGCGTGATGTATGTAGCTACAGATCACCCCATCATAACCGCGTTTCTTGCAGTATTCAGCAAGATTTCGTTCAAAGTGGAATATAAAGTCTACGGCTTTTTTTACTCTTGCTTTGAGATATTGACTAAGACTAAAGTACCCAAAACCAAAGCGATGGCGTATCCAATTAAATCTGCTATTGAGTGATAAAATGACATCATATGCCTTGTCTCCTAAAAAACTTATCCAGGGTGCCAGTCGGGTCAAGCCGTCAAACAAGTCCCCGTGTACCACAAGATAGTGTCGGCCGTCTGCACCTATATGTTCCGTTTGATTATGTATCTCGACCAGTCCAAAACTGAACCCGTAGGGTATCATGGGACGGAGGAACTCATCATGATTTCCTGCAATATAAATGACACGAGTGCCACGTTTAGCATGACCGAGAACACGACGGACCACATTAGTGTGGCTCTGTTTCCATCGCCATTTGTTTTGTTGGATTCTCCAGGCATCGATTATATCTCCCACAAGGTATAAGGTGTCACAGGAATTGTGTTTGAGAAAATTGTTAAGGCGGTCTGCTTGACAATCTCTTGTGCCAAGATGCACATCGGAGATAAAGATACTGCGATATGTTTTCTCCATGTTGTATTTACAAAAATGATTGTTACACTAGTATTACAATGTTAATACACAGGTTGTTTGACCAATTGATTAACAAAGCTCAGCAGCAATTGATGATGGCGACGTTCATGCCAGTGTGGCTTCATCCAACTCCAACCGTTGTACCAGAACTTTTCGCTTTCGGGGTGACAGCCAATCAGGCCTATGCGGCCCTGCATGATGGCCATGGCATCTCCATTGGCGTAGGTGGCAACAGTTTTGAATCGTTTTGGATTGCCTATCAACGCACATCCGTCATAAAAAAACATCTTTTCTTCACGGCCACGCCAGGTCACATCAAGTCCTTTGGCATGTGGACGTCGAGTGTCTGTGCCAGGACGTCGGATGTATTGTGCGGCATCCACGCCGTCAAGTATGTCAAAGTAATGACTCCCAGCCCAGTAAGCACCCATGCAGATGCCCAGATAGTAGCCGCCTTGTTGTACAAAATCTATCACTCGATCGCCATTGTTGCGGAACAAGCGATAAAAGCTGTCTGAGTCTCCTATACCGCCAGGGAATGCCACAATGTCCACGTTATCAAAGAAGCAATCTTCCAAGACATTTTTTCCAAACATCTTGAAGTTGTACTGTGGTGACAACGCCTGCATCATACCATTGACACTTTGCACTGAACATTTGGGGTCGGCTACAAAAAGTGCTATGGTTTTGCGTGTGGTCATGATAATTCAATGATGGGAATTGGGCCGTCGAATGGCCTGCTGTTTACCACAGTTTTGAGTTTGAACAACATGTTTTGACTGCTGATTCGCCGCATGCCCAAGCCCAGTTGTGTTTCGGGATCATAAGCCCATACTTGAGCGTTGGGTTCTACCTGTGCCAACTGATCAGCAATGCTGTTTAATTTTTTTAAACTTTGATCTATGGCATGTGGGTTGATGCCACGTGTTCTTGTGCGATCCACAGCATGATCGTCTATTGCCACAGTCAGCCGAGGAAACTGCAGGTGGCCAATTGTGGTTTCAACGATAAATTCGCTGGCTTTCATTTTGAGATTCCGTTCATATGCCCGCGTATCCACCCATTTGACATCCAATCATTTATGTCAGACTCAGGAACTCTTTTTCTTTGTTCTCCGTTGTTAATCCACACCGTTTTTTTGAACAATCCACTATTATACGAACCGCGTTTTTGTCCTATACGAGATTGATTGTGTGCTCTCCAACTTTCTCTACATTTCTCTTTTTGTTCTTCTGATGCCTTGAGCCACCAGGGATTTTCTTTTATAGATTTGCTTATTTTCTGCTTGACATGTTCTGGAGTGGGTTTTCTTTTGCCAACTTGTGATCCCTTACCACCTGATGATATATTGTATCCGTTTGGGTATTGGGTATTATGCTCAATGATGAATTTGGGTTCAAGGCTGTATGCTTCATCCATTGTGTCGCATTCGTGTATTGCTTCTATAGAAAAATGTTCCTTGCCATATTTTTTGATTGCTTTGCTAATAACATTGTTATCATACACATGACTTTTCCATCTCTCTTGTAATGAATTATTAGTTACACCGATGTATTGTTTGTTGTTTAATGTATTTGTGATGAGGTAAACTTGTGCCATGATAACATTATTTAGCACGACCTCGTCTCATATTCGCCTGCCATCTGGCCAACTGTGCCTTGCGCCCCGATCCATGGCCTATTTTATCTAACTGTGACAATGTGGTATGTTTTGGAATACCATGGCGCTTGCTGTCGCCTTTGTCTTCAGGATGTTGACCGTCGGCAAAGTTCTCCCAAACATTTTGTTCAGGACGATGCTTGGCCCAGAATCCAGCACCAGCATCAGTTTGCTGACCACTACGGCGTATCTTGTATCCTTTGCTTTTCACAAAGTCATACATGGTTTGAGCAATACCCCGTCCACGATAACGTTCTTCAACTTCTAAATCTTGTGGTAAAAGGTATTCACCATCAAACGAAAATAGCACATGTCCTAATTCTTTTCCGCCGCTGGTGGCTCGAACATATAATGTTTGATTATCGTAGTCATCATCGTCCACATACTCATCATCTTTTTCTATTTCCATAGACAACTCAATACCATTGTAATGTTCAGAGTCTTCAAACATTGGGTGCGTTAATTGGGTAAATTCATGAGCTCGCATATGGGTATTTAGCGTGTGGTCAATCAGCCGAATTAAGGCTATTTTACTGTGCTTGACGCACACTGTAGTCGGCAGGGTTGAGTGTTATACCAGTGTCGTTGCTGGTTTGTTGTACCCATTGACGACCTTCTGCCCAGGCTTGGGCTTGTGTGGCAGCATCCAACGGGAACATGCTCACTCCATCACTACGGCGATACACTTCCCACCGGGGCGCGGCCGCTGGCTGCGATGTATACTGTGCAACATCTGGCTCAATGTCTTGCACCCCGGGGATGGGAGTAGGTGTCCGACGGTTAGCAGCATGTTCTGCATCAGCGGCCATGCTGGCTGCTGCTATTGCATTATAGCGTTGACGTTGTAGATCCAAGGTGCTGCCCGGAACAGGTGCTCGGCGAACACCAAATGCTGCTACGGCCTGCTGCGAATTTAATGTATGAGGACCCATACTTCTATATTGATTCAAGAATTCTAAAGCTGCTGCATCATTGGCCGCCTGGAATGTTTCTAAGGGACTGCTGTCCTCTCGGTCGTAGATCTCGTAAGTGACTGTGTCTGCATCAGCGGGTGCTGATGCAGAAGTTACAGGAACCACTTCAAACGGACCTCGGTTAGCCAGTTGCTGATTTCGAAGCCACACAAGGGCTGCCTGGTTGGCATCTGCTTGCACATTTCTATTCCAGAAAGTATGCACAACATCTCCGTCGTCGGCAACAATGTTCCATTGCACACTGCCGGATTCAGGTGCTGCAAACTGCGTGGTATCCACAACCATATAGTCTTCGGCATTTACGGCATTTCTAGCAGCCCAGGCTTGCAACACAGGCCGCGCCATTTGCGCCTGACTCTGATCAGGACCCAATGAAAATCTAAACACATAATCTGGCGCAGCCCCTGAGGTTCCGCCTGGATACACTCGAGGATCATCTCGTTTAACAGTAGCATAACGGCCGGTGGGGTCATTGGGTCTGCCGCGGCCTTCAGGATGTGATGCTGTGGTACTGGCCCCAGCTGCGGGTTCATTCAGTCTGGTCACAGTCAGTGCAGAGTCATCTACAAATCTCCAGTTGGGCGTCTGTTGTATGGCCTGCTTCTTGGCATCTACGGGGTCGGCGGCCGTCACTTCCACCACGCCGCCGCCCAGTTCAGGTTTCAATGTGACCCTCCAGCGATGACCATTCACGATATCCTCGACAGACTTCTTGGCTTTGCGGTCGGCTTGTGCTTGCCGCACAAAACTCTTTAGTGCAGTAGCAGGTAGTTCGCCTGCTGCATACTTGGCAAATACAGCCAGGGGATCTTTTTCATCTTTGGGTGCCAATATCTTGTATAGTTTTTTCAGATACTCTTGTCTATACGCTTCAGGATCTAATGCAGCACTCATGGCCACAGTGAATCTCATGAGAGTGTTTTCAATCTTGTCAAAGTTGTCGTCCAACCAGTCTCCACCAGGGCTACGAAACTCAATGTGGCCATCCTTGGTGTTGATACTGGTGTATTTTTCTGTGCTGCCCGAGTGTATGGCCTTGCTGGCCAGAGCGCCCATGTGGCCTTTCATCTTGTCCAACAAATATTTTGCTTCATAAGGTCGTTTTTGCACATGATCACGCACTTTGCCCATGGCACTTCGGGCATAGGTGTTGCCCGCACGTCCAAACTGCTGTAACACATATTCGTCGCCCATCAGCAGAGCCAGTTTCACAAAGTCCAGTTTGTCAAGATCATAGTTGGGCACTGAGATATTGATGTGCAGGCCAGTGGAATCATTGGTGTAGCAGCCCATGCGATTGGCCCAGGCTTTGACCTTGTTCAAGTCACTCATGATGTCATCTATAGGCAATGGCGGGCTCACAAACTCCAAGCCTGAATCTTGTGGGTCATCCGGTTCCAAACTGCCGTCGGGTTCTACTATGTAAAAGTTCTTGCCCGGCGCAGGACGCTCCACATTGTGGGAATGATACCCTGAAGATGCCTTTACAGGACGACCCACTGCTTGACTGAAATCTTCTGCTATTTCTTCAACACTGGTGCCACCGCTGAGACT